CAAACTACTCAATACGCTCATCATTAACATATTCCTTCATTCTCTTCAGAAAAGCGTTATATTTCGCAAATTGTTCCTTTGTGTTAATAACCAACTTACCTTTTACTATGATTTCATCGAAGAGTTCCCTGATTTCTTTGCTGTTTATATAATCGTCCATATATATTTTTTTTGTTCGATTGGTATTATCCAATTGCTTCGTATCAAATTTTTTTTGTTGCGTTAATTTTTAAATAAACGATATTCCTTAACATATCTACATCTCTCGTATCCTTCTTACTTTTGTTTCTGTGTTCAAAGACAATTTTATGTACTTGTTTGTATATCGCTTCTTCTGGTTTGTTGCTCTTCAATAATTCTTTGACATCTTGTTTACCTTGATTTGCTTCAAAAATGCTTAGCAAAAAGTTATTATTATTATGACTATTCGCACCGCCATTTGTTTGTGTTGTTTGTTTAAGTTCTTCATACATATCGGTTTTTTCGTAACATTGCGCCACACTTCTATACATGAAATCGAATATAATGGTTGTGATAAAAGATATTTGTTGGAAAGGAACCGTTTGTGCATCATACCAAACATTCAAAACATTATTGAACGCTTTTCTCGATTCAAGCATGGCATCGTTTATACACTGGTTAGCACTGTCTTTTCTCAAATCTGGATTTTCTTCATCAATACACAACATATAGGACAACGAGTCTAAATCCATATTCATAAGAACTTTGTATATTTGGGGTTCAAAATCCGCAATGATCATGTATTTTTCACAAACAATGTAATACATAATACATCCCATCGCCCACATATCACGATAATAGTCTTGTTGGATGTTTTCTAAAATCAAAGGATATGAAAACATTAAGGTTGGTTGGTACAATCTGTCACCATATTCAATTAAATACATTTTGTTCCTATTTTCAGGTTTTATAGATACCGAAGCACCCATGTCTATAAATTTTATCATCCAAAATGATTGGTTTTCGATCATTTCTTTCTTGATACCTATGTTTTGGGGTTTTAAATCGTTATGACAATACCCAATTCTCAAATGTAAAAATTTTAACGCTTCTATCAATTTACGAATCAACAGCAACTTAGCATTGAACAGTTGTTTGACATCAGTGATTCTTTTATTCATTAATTCAACATATTTATCCAATGTCACAACATTCTCCATGACAATGTAGTTTGGAGCATTTCCCACACTTTCTTCAAAAGGCAAAAATATCTCCGCAACATATTTATATTTTTCACCTTTTTTAAATTTTGTATTATTGTATTTAACATAACCAATTTCTCCTTCTAAATCATCATACTTGTCAACAATCTTCAACACCTTATCATTAGAATCACATAAGTATACCTGACCATGTGCACCCGAACTTATCGGCAGTTCGCCTTTTGTTTGACATTGTTTTACATTGCTTTTACATCCTTGTTTTTCACCTGTTGTCTCATTATAAATGTTTTCGCAATATTTATATACTTTCACCTCCATATCATTAAAATGAAGAAATATATTTTATTTAAATTTTAAGTTATTTATTTAATTGAAGTATGAATCGAAGACTTTTTCTTTTGAGTCAACCAATGCTTTATAAGAACAATAAATCGACCCCAAAAGTCATTCCGGCGAGCACAAGACAAGTGAATCCGAATGATACAATATTCACCTCACAAAACGGTAAGTTAACTATTACATCAATATACGATGATTACGGTTCTTGTGTGGCGGTCACGAATGAAACAAAATGGGAAGACCCTGTTACGAATACTGTTATGAAAAAACTGAACAGGGATCTGTATATATTAGAACCAGATTACATGTGATTGATAAATTATTGTTTTTATATATCAATAATGATAACTAGCATTAAAAACAATCGAAGGATATTTTCAAATACATGTCGTGTATACATTTGCAATTATTTTTATAATCACGATAAGGCGTATAGTTTGTTAAAATGGATCGACAATGTAATGAACGAGTTGAAACATTATGTGGAAGAGATTTACATACCCAATTTAGAAGAAGATACAGACGAACACGGTTTTCCTTATTTCAAATTATACAGTAAAAGATACAATCAAATTGTGAAATATGAAGTGTTCGTATTTTTTGGGAATATAAACACCTTAAACAAAGAAATATTACTTTTGTATAATAAATTTATATTTTTGAAAAAAGATGTGTTGCTTACAGAGAAGTATAAGACTTGTTATTGGGGTATTATGGAAGGAACATTGTTAACTGGATCAGTGTGTATAGAATTGATAAACAGACTATTCGACGAGTTTTGGGTCGGTAGTCAATTCGTAAAAGAAACTATTAACAAATATAATATCCAATCAATTGTTATACCGAATGGGATAAATCAAAACATATTCAAATCAAATCAGAGTCTTCTGAATCATCAGGTTTGTAAGATATTGTGTGTTGCTACCGATGTTCCCCGAAAAAATCTAGACTTACTAATAAATTGTTTCAAAAAGGTGAATCATATATATCTCATTTTAAAGACAAACACAGATCGATTCAAGAATGTCCAATCCAATATTATTACGATCGAATACGATATTCCTGATGAAAAAATGGCCGAGCTGATTAATCAATGTCATTTTGCAATTAATGTTTCCATTTCCGAAGGTTTTGGTTTACCGTTATGTGAAGCCATCGCTTGTGGTAAAATGATAATAGCACCCTATTACGGAGGAATTAAGACATTCGCTGACACAAATCATGTAATACCGATACCGTATGAAATAACCGATTATTCTACTCGGTTTCACGACTTTTTCGGTGAAGGAATATGTTTGAAAGAAGATGATGTTATTCAATCTGTTCTAAACGCATATAAACTTTACCAATTACAAAAGTTACCGTCAATTACTTTGAATCCAAATTTTTTTTGGGAAAATATAGTTAGAAGTGTAGTTATATGAATTATAAAAAAAATTGATAGAAATGATTGACTTTCGAATTATAAATTTTACAAATCGAAATTGAAAAATAAAGACAATGGACTGTTTAATGAAACAACTTTATACATTTGTATTACCACATCTCAATCAGCAAAATATTAATGAAGGAATGGAGTTATTGTTTAAAATTTCCCAGCAGATGAACAAACTGGATGCTAACATTCAAATACTCAATACAAGGAATTCACATTTGAACGATGAAAACAAGTTTTACAAAAGTCAAATTGTTGAACACATTAACAAATTAAATACAGAGTTGTCAAAACTAGATAACACGAATATAACTAATTTACTACAAATGACTAAATATCAACTGGAAGAATTAAAGTCTACCAGAAATGTTGATCCAACCAGTCTTGTTCCAATGGAAAAGTCAAACTAAAACAGATTGCTTATTTTCAAAACATTTTTAGAAAAGTCTTGTGCGTTTTGTATAGCGGTTTCGATGACCACAACTTCGTCTTTGTTATGAGGTGATATGGAATATAGATTTTTTATTTTACCTTTGTAGGGAAGCTTACCGACAGAAGGTGAGAAACTTGACTCTTTGGATTCCCATCCAAAATCTTTGGATTTGAACAAGTGATTTGAAATTGTTATTTTTTTGGGAGTGTATCGTATATCACCGAACTCGTTTATTTGCCTTAGTCCTTCTTTCACAATCTCGTCCAAGTCCTTGCATTCATTTACCGTTTTCTTCAAATATGTGCTTTTTGAGTCCAAATCTACAATCACGCAACTTAGCACTTGTTTTATTGTTTTGTCGTATGATATTGTTTTCAACACATGTGTTCGGTCGAGAACGATAACTTTCCAATCTCCTACACAACTCCAACACCATTGTTCAGGCAATTCAAAATGGTCTACATAGTGTAATTGAAAGCCAATTCCTGTGTATGATGATTTATCAACAAAATATTTGAATTGACTCATGGTGGGAAACCAGTTAGGTTCAAACGAGTTGTTCATGATGGTGTATAATGACCGTAAAGGTACACAACATAAGTAATTATTCGCACGAAATATTTCGTCTTTGTTTGTAATCAAATAAGAGATTGTTTTGTCGTTAGATATATTGAATCGTTTGACGGATGTGTTCATGAGAAAATGGAAATTGTTGTTTGTTCTAAATTGCGTATGAACGGCTTCAAGCCATTCGTTCGGATTGGGTAGTTGTTGCAAATTATATAAATACTGATATTTAGAGAACATAAAATGAACAAATGCATGCATGGTTAACTTGTCGTATGTGTTACTGATGGCAATGGACAAAATGTTTAGATATTTTTGTGTTTTAGAAGATATTTTGTTTGTTTCACACCATTTTTTCATGTTAATATCTTTATCATTTACAGAAAAGATGTATAGATGGATAAATATTAATAATTTGATTATATCTAAAAATACGAATTCTTTAAAAATAGTTTTGATAATATTGAAAAAGGTAGAGTTTTTATAAACATTTATATAATTAGGGGAAATGTTCAAATATTTAATTAATTTGTTAAAACTTATCGAGCCTGTTTTTGACAACACTTTGGGCGAATGTTCTGTGAAATAGCCTTCGTTTGTATAATCTACCTTCCAACAACCTCCTATATTGTCGTCCGCTTCTATAAACAGCACCTTTTTATCCGTTTTTAACAAGTTCAATCCTAAAGTTATACCTGTTGGACCTAAACCCACAACTATATAATCATAAATCATATCTTTATTTAAAGCTATTTTGTTTTTTTTAAAAAAAAATTTATGGTAAACAACATACGAAAATGGTTTCCATCGATAATAAAAAATGAAAATACAATATTTTTCGAGAATGCGGGAGGGACACAAGTTCCTTATCAGGTTTTGAATAAGATGAAAGAACATATAGAATGTTATAATTTTCAAATAGATGGAACATTTGAAGAGGCGTTTGTTGCGAATATATTAGCACAGAATACAAGACACTTTGTAAATCTATTATTGGGAAACAAAAACGGAAAGGTTGAGTTTGGTAGTTCGACCACTCAATTAGCGTTTAATTTATCGAACAGTTTGTCATTGAGTATATTCGATCATTTAGTGATTTCAGATCATTTACACGAGTCCATGTTGACATATTTTTTACCATTGTCAAAAGACATTCGATGTTGGTATCATACAGATTTCATCACAAATTATAATGATTTGTTCAGTTTGATAACAAACGAAACAACTTTGGTTGTTTTACCACATGTATCCAATGTGACAGGTGCATTGTTTGATATTAGATATATTGTAGAGAAAATAAAGAAGATTAATTCCAACACGAAAATAATGGTTGACGGTGTGTCGTATTTACCACACAGATTGGTGAATGTGGAATATTTGGATGTTGATTTTTATTTCGTTTCATTTTACAAGTTTTTTGCAACAAACATATCTGCGGTGTACATAAAGAATTACGAAGAATTAGAAAATTTAAATCATTCTAGTGTTCAAAACAGAAAACTAGAATTAGGCACCATGATGCAAACGAGTTTGTATTCGTTGTCAGGATTGGTTGATTATATGAAAGCGATAACCAAAAACACACAAATGATAAAAGTCGATATTACCCTTGTTAAAAGATTTTATACATTGGTGTATGAAAAAGAAAATGAACTCGTCCAATATTTTTTCAAAAGAATAAAAAAATATGCAGAGATTTGCTCTGTGATACATGATTACACAAAAGATAATGTTTGTATATTCGCTCTAAGATTCAATTCATTCTCTCATAATTACGTCACTTTGTTTTTGAACGAATGTAAGGTGTTGTGTAAATATGGTACATTTCACAGTATCATGTTGTTTAACAAGAAAGATACTGATTTTGTACGAATATCGTTAACACATTACAACACAATTCATGAATTGGAATATTTGTTCAGTTTGTTCGAAGAATTATATAAAATTGTTGAGAACTATTCGTTCATATCGAATCTGTTTATAACCATAAATAGTCATAAGTATTGTCTAAAAGAAATTGTATTAAAAGAAAGTTTTCAAACTAAATTCAATTACTTATCCAAAGACATTTACTATGACTCGGATCGATACAGGTTGTATTCCATGGTATTCACAAAAACAAAAACTATCGTCGGAAATAATAGATTTATACAATCAAAAGTATACAACACAACAGAAAGGGGTAATCAAATTCGGCATTATCAACCAATCAATCTAATCGACGATACCATATTCAACAACATTATTCTCACATTTTCTAAATTTGTTTTTGATCAATGCAATCATTACATTAACTATATCACTGTTCACCAAATTCGTGTTCATACTAGTGACGACATTTCACCGGTTCCCGAAGGTATCCATCAAGACGGATATAGTTATGTAGGCATATTGTGTGTAAACAGAGTAAATGTGGATGGTGGTGAAACATGTTTATACGATACTATCGCGCGCAACAAATTATACACAAAAACACTCGATGTCGGAGAAATGATTATGTTTAATGACAGAAAACTGCTCCATGATGTGTCGAACATAAAACCGATTGACAAAACAAGACCCGCCTATCGAGATGTTTTAGTGATTACTACCGTATTTTAAATTACCGTTTTTATTTACACCCTTGAAGATTTTAAATGGAACATTAACATTTTAGACTCAACAAGGTAGGGGCTACTAAATGAAGCAACCTGAATTTAAAGTTTAAAAGATAACTATTAGTAAAGCAGAAATGGAAGTTTTATATAATGAGAATGTTGTGCTAAAAGAGAAAATCAATATTTTACTCAATGAAATTAACGAACTAAAAGATGAAATAAAAACACTAAAACAATACAAGAAAATATAGTCGCACGATCCCCCTCTTTCACCATGTTACAGAATGCTAATATGGAAAAAGTTAGACCATCGTAGGTAAGATTCCTATGATTGATTTTACATGGGGATGCAAAGTCCCTACCTTGTTGAGTCTAAAACGTTACATTTTAAATCTTCAAGGATGTAAAACATATGCAAGTTTTCGTAAAAACACTCACCGGCAAGACTATCACTCTTGAAGTAGAATCATCTGACACCATCGATAATGTCAAATCTAAAATTCAAGATAAAGAAGGTATTCCTCCTGATCAGCAACGACTGATTTTTGCTGGAAAACAACTCGAAGATGGTCGTACTTTAGCTGACTACAATATACAAAAGGAGTCAACTTTACACCTGAGAACTGGGTGTTAATGTCTGTCAGGCAATGGACAGGCAAGTGGATAGATCTATAATATTATTAGATATATCTGCGACACCGCTTGAAGCGGGAATCACCTAAAGATTCGTCTACGACCTTTACCGGGAAACTGGTAAAGGGATCAGTGGTAACTCCACTTCCCTCGTAATAAGGGCGAATATGCTACAATGGGCAATCCGCAGTTTACTACCTAAGTTCGCTATTGACAAGAATATGGTAGGGCTTCAACGACTGAACGGCGGTGGACTGGGAGTGATTTAGTCAATCACGATGATCGGTATGAGATACAGTCTGGCTTGTAGGGAAACTTACGAGATAATTTAGAGTACTCCGATTGCGTGGCGGCGTGCTACGCATATAATCCACCATAATGCTTAAAACGCATTTAAAGATAAATAATAT